CCTTCGCCTTGAGCGGACGGATCGTCAGGTGGTCGACCGTCTTGCCAGCGAAGGTGATCGGGTGACGCAGCGTGATAGTGATCGGCTCGGCCATCAGCTCGCCTCCTCAGCGCCCGAGCCTTCCCAGCGAACGACGATCTCGGCCTCCTCGGTGGATGCCGTGCCCTCGCCTGCGAAGAACGCGTCGCCCAGGACGATCGTCTTGTCGTTCGCGAGCGTGAGCGTGACCGTCGCGTCCTTGGCCGTGACCAGCGCAGCGAGATCGAGCGAGCCGCGGTCGGTGAGCTGCCCCTCGATGAATGCGACCTGTGGGACCTCTTTGTAGCCGTGGAACCGGTCGGCGCCCATCATCGCCTCGCGCTTCGGCTTGCCGAGGTTGTAGGAGAAATTGCCCTTGGCGTCCTGGATCTCTCCGTTGACCTGGACCTGGATCATTCCTGCTCGACGTTGGGCCATGGTCGTCTCCTAGAGGCGGAACTGGATCTGCGCCGCGGCGCCGCACAGGAAGTTGATGAGGTCGGGTGGCAACAGCCAGTTCAGACGATTGGGATCGACTGCATCTCGCTCGCACACCACGTCCCGTTTGAACTGCTCGAAGCCTTCCACAAGCCCCAGCCGCTCGTTTTCTCGGAACCACATCAGCGCTTCCGCCTTGCCGATGCGTGGAGTGATGATGGCCTGTCCACTGCCGACAGCAGCCAGCACGTCATCATTGGCCAGCTTGTGGCGCGGGTAGCGGTTCTGAATCCGTACCCGGAACGAGTAGCGCAGGTACAGCAGCGTGAGCATCGTCGTCACGTCGAGGTACGCCGTGTCCGTCGCGCCGCTCGGGCTGGTCCTGTACGTCGTGATGATGCGGCGGAGCCGAGTCACGCCACCGGCCGCACGCTCGCTCGTAGAGATCCCCGCGAACAGCAGCAGGTTGCGCTCGTCGAAGCTGAACTGATCCGTTTCGACGACGGGTAGCGCTCGGGACAGGGCCAGCGTCTGGAATGGACGAGCAGGATCGGCAGCGGCGTAGAACGCGACCAGCGCCGCTGTCTCGGCCGCGAACTCCATCGGCGGCGTGAGCGGCGTCGCGCCGGGCTGCGCGACGATCGACGATTGCGCGCTGTTTCGTGTGTTCCCGAGCGTCGAGAGCGTGCCGAACGATCCGGATGCGGAGGTGATCGCTGTGCCGTCCTGGGAGCGCGTTGGACCGAACCGGGCGAGCAGCTCCGTCTCGATCGCGGTCAGGCTGGTCGCGTCCGTGTAGGGATGCGTCCAGATCTGGAACCACATGTCAGCGATCGCTGCGATCAGCGTGGTGAGCGTCGGGTTCGTGGTCCCCGCGATCACACCGCCGAGCGTGGTGATGGTGACCGCGACGCCAGCGGGAAGCGCCTCGCCATCGCGGTAGCTGTGGCGGATGTCGTAGGTGTTGCCCACGAGGCCCTTGTGGCGGAACGTCAGCGTTACCGTCGAGCCCGACACGCTGGCCGTGACGGGGAGATCGAGGTTCGCGTTGATGGCTGCCCCGGTATCGGTCGCCATCGTGGTGGTCGCCGCACCGCTCGCGACGCCCACGGTGACGCGCTCGCCGCCCAGGTAGAACGCGATCGTGCCGGCGCCGGTGGCTGCCGCCGTGAACACGATCGTTCCGGTCGCCGCGACACCGGCCCCATTGTCCGCGAGCACACCGAGCCAGAGCTCGGTGCTACGATTCGACGCGAACCAGCCCAGAGCCTGGCGATGCAGCATCGAGCCGCGCCCGCCGAGCGTGATTACCTGGTCGATGTTCGAGACCTTCACCGCCGTGTCAGCGGTCGCGGTACCGGTCGAGAGCTTCTGGCCGATGATCAGCCCTCTGTAGGCGAGAATCGCCGGCCCCTGCTGCGCTCTCGAGCTGTTGAATTCCGCGAACACGAACGGTTCGCGCAGCGTCGTCGGGATGTTGTCAAAGGAGATCGTCATGGACTACCTCTTCGCCCCTGACCGCGTGGTCAGCGGGGCGATTGGCTCGTTGCCTGTTGGTCCGCCATCGCGAACCACGTCGCCGTCGAGCAAGCGCCGAATCCAGTAGATGGACTCCGGCACGTCGTCGCCCTCGACAGGGAGCGCCCTGCCGGGGTTTTGCGGGTACGGAACCCGAACGTCGGGGCTGCTGGGTCGGACTCTCACGGTGCCTCCTGGACGTCAAACGGTCCGTCGATCGCTGGAACGGTGTCCGGCACGCCGCCGGTGAGCTGGTAGGTCGCCTTCGCGCGCAGGAAGTCGACCAGCACGCTCTCCGATGGAGCTGTTCGGTACGTGACCGAGTAGGTGAGCGTGATGATCCCGATCAGCGGATCAGCGCCGCTGTCGTCGACGATCTGGATCTCGGTGTCCTCGAGGATGCTCTCGCCGGCGGCGCCGCTGAGGTAGCGGTTCGCGTCCATGACCGTCTCGATCTCGAGCGCGAGGTTGTCCAGCGCGCGCGCCGCCGGCAGCGCTGCGGTGTGCGCGACCCACCCGGCGATCTCGACCTTGACGTCGCGGGTCAGCTCGCGCGGCGCGGTTGGGTCGCTGTCGGGTCGCACTGGCTCGCGGAGCGTGTAGACGCTGATCGCTGGCAGCTCGTGCTTTTTGTGCGCCTCGACCCTGGTGTCGGTGACGCGCGTGCCGGCCGCGGTCGCGTTCGTGAGCGCGGCCACCACCGCTTCACGGACGAGGGTTCGCGGGTGCGCCATCCCAGACCCGAGGATCACGGGTGGCTTGCGGCGTCAAGTACCGCCGTCTTGGGCGCTCAGACCACTTTGCGCAGCGCCAGCACGATCGCGCCGAGGCCCGCCGGACGGCGCTCGTGCACGCGGTACGGGCCGTTGTTCGCCGACACCGGATCGAGGCTGATGATCACGGTCGGATCGTCGATCTCGGGATCTACTGGGAGGTCAGAGAGGATCAGGAACACCGCCGGCCCGAGCGTCTCGACGCCGGCCTCTGCTGTTCCCCTTGCCAGGACATAGTTTGCGTCGAAGATCCCGCGGACCGTGACAGGCGCGCCGACAGCTGGTTGATAGGTGATCTGCATGGGTTTACCCGAGGATCTCGATCACCAGGCGGTCCATCGTTGCGACGAGATCCGCGAACGCTTTACCTGAGGTCGGCGGAGGGTCGGGGTCGGGGATCACCGCATCGGGGGCCGTCATCCCGCCGACCAGGACCACGGCAGGAGCGGATCGGAGCTGCCCGGTCGGCATCGTCGGCGACCAGGATAGCGCCGGCGCCGGCGCGTTGGGAAGGGTCGCCTCGGGCGCCGTGGTTCCGCCGACCAGCACCGCGCGGCGCGCGATCCGAAGCTGGTGCGCCGGCAACACGGGCGTCCAGCTCGAAACCAGCGGCGGAAGGTCGGGAAGCACCGCATCCGGTCCGCTCTGACCGCCGACCATCACGACGGCTCGAGCTCGGAGGGCGCGATCCGGGTACACCGGGGTCCAGCTGAGCGCCGGTGCCGGTGCGTTCGGTAGCGTCGCTTCGGGGGCCGTCGTGCCGCCCTGGATCCTGAGCAGCGCGCGCCGGGTCGAGTCCGGGAAGCTCGGCAGCCACCCGGCCACCGGCGGGGCCGCCGGGTTCGCGATCGTCAGAACTGGTGCCGTGGCCTCGCCGAATGCTGACCTGCGAGCCCTGAGGGTGAAGTCGGGGAAGACAGGAGCCCAGGAGGACAGCGGAGGCGCGACCGCCGGGACAAGGACGGGCGCCACCTCGCCGGCCAGTGCCGCACGTCGGATCGGCGACGACCTGTCCGGGAACTCGGGAAGCCACGTCAGCGGTCCGGCGTTAGTGTCGCTCGGGGGCGCCGTCTCGCCGCCCAGGGGCGCGCGAGGGCGCGCGAGGGCGCGATCGGGGAAGACCGGCGCCCATGTGCGCGGTCCGGCATTCGTATCGCTGGGCGGAGCGATCTCGCCGCCGAGCTGGCCCCGCGGCGCGCGCCGGACTGTATCCGGGAACGTCGGCGCCCAGCTGAGCGGAGGCACCGCGGCACCACCGAGCTGCGAGGGAGGCGCCGTCTCGCCGCTGTACGGACTCGGCCGCGGGCGTCGGGTGTTCGGCGGAAGCGGGTACAGCCAATCGAACGGCGGCAGATCCGTGAGCTGCGCCTGGAACGCCAGCAAGATCATCTTGCCGCCGGACGGACCGCCACCGCTTCTGACCGTGCCCTGCGCGCGGAACGTGTACGTACCCGGGATGTCGACGTACCGGGCCGCGGCGCACATCTGGTCGTAGCCAGCTGGATCGATGTCGCCTTCGGCGCTGAGTCGAACCAGCTTCTGGAAGCCGTCGAAAAAGATCCAGAAGTTCTCCTGACCGACGTTCGAGTTTCCGCCGATGATCGCGACCAGCAGCGCGCGTGCGGTCGTCGTTACCGGGTTGCTCGTGATTATCGCAGCGCCGCCGTCCGGCTTCTCGACGTTCGAGGCGTCCTGCAGGATCGGGGCGTCGAAGATCTCGAGACCGGACGCAAGGACCTCGTCTTGTCCGCCTCCGATGTTGCCGATCGAGGTCGAGAACGTGTGGGCGGGTCCGCCCTTGCCGCCGAGGACCACCGCGACCGAGAACGCCGAGTCAGGAAATCCCGAGAAGTTGCTGGGCGTGCCCGCGGCATACGCGAACGTGTTGCCGTAGCTGTCCGTCGGAAGGTTCGGCGACGCGGCCTGCGTGCCGCGCGAGATGATCGAAACGTACGTGCTGTACAGCGGCGCGGTGTCGATCTTCCTCAGCAGCGTGTGCGTGCCGGTTCCAGCGTCGGCGAGGGTCACGAACGTGCCCGCGTCTGCGTTCGCCGCTGACGTCGCCAGGTGGAACGTGTTCGCCGTCGGCTGCGCGCAGTAGTACAGCGTGCCCGCGGTGAGCCCGCCGGGAAGCGTACCCGTCGAGATCACGGTGAACGGGCCGGCGCAGTTCACCATCGCGTGCGCGGTCGCCGTCAGCGTGGTGCCCGCTGCAGCCGTGAACGTGATGTCCGTGCCGAACGTGGTGAGCGGCGTCGAGAACGCCAGGCCACCGAGGATGTTTTGCCGGACCGCCATCGCGCCGGTGGTCAGGCGCGTGCCGCCCGCGAACGGAGGCGCGATCAGGCTGCTGTGGTGCGGCTGCCGCCGGCGTAGCGCGAAGTCTGGGAACGTCGGCGCCCATGACATCCCCGGCGGCAGAACGTTCGGAAGCGTCGCCTCGGGCGCGAACGAGCCGCCAACGATGACCACCGAGCGAGGTCGGCTCGCGAAGTCCGGGAAGCTCGGCGCCCATGACAGCGGCGGAGCTGGTGAGTTTGGCA